TTTATTCGTTTTCATAGGTGTATTATACAATAAAAAAGGGGGTCCGTCAAGACCCCCTGTTGTATTTCCGCAACAAGTTATTTCTTATCTTGGAATTTCTCGGGATAGTTTAGACGTTCCCATTCTTCGTCTGATACGGGCCAGTAGTTATTCATTTGGTATTTATAGTTATTTTCTTAACCGCATCTTGTGCTTTAACCATATTCTCTAACCAAATTTTCAACATACCATTGACCATTTCAGCGTTCTTGATTTCAACCTTATCGGCAATCTTGAACTCATGTGAGAAGGCTCTGTCTGCAATTCCTTTGTAAAGGTATTGGTCTTTGACTTCTCCATCAGAATCATCATTAATATTACCAGAAACAACCAAAGAATTACCTTTGAGTGTCACTTCGATATCTTGTTTTGAGAATCCGGCTACTGCCACCTCAATGACGAATTTGTTTTCGTCCACTTGTTTGATGTTGTATGGTGGATATTTGGGTAGGTTCTTTGCCGCTAATTGGGCAAGACCATGAAGGTCATCAAAAAAGCCCACAGAAAATGGGTCAAAAGATTTTTGAAACGATTTAATATCTGCTATTGATAGCATAGTTTTCTCCTTAAATAAGCAAGTTTAAAAAATTGTCGCCTAGAATTAGCACGACACATAATTATATTAGTATTTATACTAGATGTCAATCCTTTTGGGGTTTTTTACCGATATTATATTTCGGTACTAATTGCCACTCATTCTTCTCTTTGTGAGACAGAATTTTGACTTGTGACAAAAAGATTGGCTCTGGTGTTGCAGTTTGTTCTTTTTTGACAATCTTAATCAGACCCCAATCCTCTAATAGGTTTGCAATAGCGTTCCTACGAGATAAATCGTTTTCTGTGATATCGGTAGGCTTTCCATCAAGTGCGAACAATTCCTTGAAGTGCACTAAGTAGTAAAGACCTTTCTTGTGCAATATATGACAAGATTGGTATAGTGTTCTGTCTTTTTTGGATGCTACACCGATACGAGTTAGAGTCTCTCTGACCTTGAGAAAATCATCTTTTTCATTCAAAGTCACCTCAACTAAATCGGTAATATTAATCATTTTTTCATTCCGCCTTTATCTATTCTTATTTTTATTTCAGCGATTTGCTCATCGGTAAGAATACGTAAAGCCTCTTTGGCCTTAGCATTTGAGTAGCCAAAGAACTCTTTCACTACATCAATATTCTTTTCTTTGTCGGACTTTTGCCACGGTTGAAATTTCCGTTTCATAGGTCTGATGGTATTTAGAAGATACTGGTATTGCATATCCACATCAAGTTCAGGGAACTTGTTGATTTCATTGACAAACAATACACAATCGCTGTGATAAGACAGGGAACGGTTAATGATAAATGACTTATAGTCCTTACGGTCTACTTCGTCATTTATGACACATTTCTTAGTTTGGAGTATGGAGGGTATAATCTCCTTAAACATGTCCGGCATTTCAAAACCTCATAATATATTTTTTATTTTCAACAAATGTAATCTTCAGACTGAATTCTTTTTTGATTTGTCCTTTATAAATTGAACTAAATTTTTTGCTCTTTTAGACTTGGCATCTTCAGTTTGTAGATTAAACATTGCTACCATATTAGTGTTTAAATGTACATTTCTTACTGTGGCATCTTGCTTTGAAAACCATTCTTCAGCAACCTTTTCCCATCCACCACCAAGCTGTTTAAAATTCTTACCTTTTAAATGCTGTTCTAAGCAATATAATAGATGAGAAATCCTCTTTCTTATTGTTGATCCCCTATTCCATTCACCAGCAGTTTTTGGAATTTCTTTGTGGGTTTCAAGTTCTTTAATAGCAAAAGTAATACCATCTGTTACACCTTCTACACAAACACCGGAATTGCCAAGAGTGATGTCTGTAAAAAACTGGTCTACTTTGTCTCGCTTATCGGTATTTGCATATGTCCTATATGCCATTAGAGCGGCGGCTAGAAGACCATGGTCACCTTCCCAAACCTTCTTCTTAATTGATATAATATTGTCAACAATCGCAAATTCATTGATGAATTCAACAATTGCATTTGTTAATGGTTCTCTTAATTTCAATGATGTTTTAGTTCCAAGGTGGATATCGTTAACGACTTTAAGAGCGGATATAAATTTTCCATTTTTAATTTTATTGCTCTTCGACTCATAGCCGATTGCTCTTAAAATACCACTAGCCTTATCTTCTGTGCTTTCAACAGCATCTTGACTGTCGTATTGATTATAAATTTGTTCCATTTCCTCAATTGTTGAAACTTCATAAACTGTAGCCAACATATATTCAGGCAATATATTAACGTGTCCACGTTTATACGCTAATTGTCTCGTACATCCGTCCGTCAGAAAAACTTGACCTTTGGTGTAATTTTTTTCAAGGTATTTTGCATTTTTTGTTAGAACGCATATGGCAATACACATATGACTTGGTTGAAAAGTAGTCAAATTTTTAAATGTAGCGGGCCTTTGAAGTCTTGCTTCAGTATTCCTCTGAAATGGATTTACTTCCATTGATAACCAAAACTGAGTATCCAATGGTGTTTGATACACTTTGTTACCGGTTATCGTCAATTCTGTTTTTGGTTTTTGATAATTTCCGATTGTTTTTTTAAATTTAGTTGTTAATTCCGCCATGATATATTCCTCCTATTTAAATTCCATGTTAATCATAATCTCGGTAAAACAAGCCATCAGATTAATTTCATGGTCTGCAACAAATGCCGCTTGATATTGATATTTTGCAAGAATCAAAACAAGTTCTGGTACTGAATTAGGCTTCAATTCGTCATAAAGAGTATCGTAGATTGTTCTAAAGATGCGTGTTGGATCGTTATCCAAGTTGCTGATAACCCATTTGCGAACACCACCAAAGTCTTTTTCTTTAAATGCTTTCAGTAATTCGCCAAGTTGAAGTTCACCGACAGAGGCTAGGACACCTTCGTCAATAGTACCGCCAGCAGAATATCTTTGCAATTCATTTAGAATTCTACGATTATCTGGAAAGTATTTTGCAACTAGAGCGGCAACTACAGGTTTCTTGAATGATATTTTTTCTTCGTCAAGAATGTATTCTACACGTTTAAAGAATTGTGTAGCGAGTTCTTTCTTAGAACCGTTAGTCTTAAAATCGACTACCGCACATCTTGAATGTAACGGTGCGATGATACGGTTCTTATAGTTACATGTGAAGATGAAAGAACAGTTCTTAGAGAACTCTTCCATTGCACCACGCAACGCTGGTTGGGTTGAATTTGGGTTTAGATAGTCAGCCTCATCTATGATGATAACCTTGCGTCCACCCCCAAAACTCATCGAGGATGCATAGTGCTTTATTTTAGTTCTAAATGTATCGATACCGGATTCATCTGAACCGTTGATAACTAGATAGTCACAACCAACTTCATCACACAATGCTCGTGCAACAGTTGTCTTACCGATACCAGGACCGCCAGCAAGTAGCAAGTTAGGTATCTTACCATCTTTTACATACTCTTGAAAAGTTTCTTTAATCGAAGGATGTAAAATACAATCTTCAATTTTATGTGGACGATACTTCTCCACCCATAACATGTGGTCTTTCATTCAAATACTCCATAATATAATATAAAAAATTAAGCATCAAGTGCTACACGCTTCCACTCATCACCAATTTTAAGCCACAATCTGTCATCTTTACCAACAGCCATATGTACTTCGTTTGTTCCTTTAAAATCGTTCGACACAAAAACCATACCATGAGTTTGTGAATTATTATATTCAGCTTCTTTTTCTTCCAGTGACCTATTGTCAGAATGGAGAGATATGATACCAGAAACAGCATCTGAAGGTGCAAGTTGTGCGAAGTCAGTTTTGATTGGTTTCGGTACAGGAACAACAATAGGATCATTATTTGCCATGGCGGCAGATGCTCCCGCAACTGCTACCCCTAGCAAACCGAAACCTCTTAAAAAGGTTCTACGACTCATTTTACTTCCTGTACAGCACCGTAAAGGGTTTCAAACTCTGCACTTTCTGCAACTTCTGCACTAAAGTTTTGTTTGAACTTTACTTTTGCCATTTTCTTAATGATTTTCTTAGGAATCTTTGTAGCATCAAAAGATAAGTTAATGATGTCTGAAATAGATTCATTAAGTGCTTGTATCTTTGTCATACAAATAACAATCTCTTCAATATTACCTTTTAGGTCTTTGAGTTGTTCTTCATCGAATGTACCGTATAATGTATTTACTTTTAAAGTCATATTTACTCCCAAGACTCAAGTGTAATCCAATAAACTAAATCAATTGCAGAATTAGTGAATTGGGCAAAGTTCTCGCTAAAAATTACTTCGTATTTACCAGGAATCAATTTAAGATTCTCAGTTTTAAATGTTGCTTTAAAAGCCTCACCATCATAGTCTGCAATTTCAATTTTGTTGATATGTGATGCATCATTCTTTTCTTCATAAGAAGTTGCATACACTTTAGTACCGTCAGATTCGATTGTAATGGA